ATCGTTTTCTATTCCTCCCTCGGCGCGCCGCCGAATGGAATAGACGTAGACCTTTGGTGGTTCGACGAGGAAATCGAAAACAGCGAATGGTACCCCGAGGTCGCGGCTCGAATGTTGGACAGGAAGGGGAAGGGATTCTGGAGCGCCACCCCGCAAGCAGCGACACCTGAGCTCTTCAACATGCATCTTCGGGCGCAGGACGGGGACGCGAACGTCGGCGAGCACGTGCTGTTGTTGGCCGACAACCCGCACGTGGACGACGAGGACAAGGAGAAACTCGCGGCGAAGCTGACGGAGGAGGAGCGGCGGGTGCGGATCTACGGGGAGTTCGCCCTGTCGGGCTTTCGCGTCTATCCCGAGTACGACAAGCGGGTTCACAATTACGACCTCCAGGGGCCGCTCCCGCGGGACTGGACCCGTTACGTCGCCGTGGACCCGGGCCGGCAAGTGTGCGCCGCCTTGTTCCTCGCGGTGCCTCCCCCGGCCGTGGGCAAATTCGTCCTGCTTTATGACGAGTTGTACATCCGCAATTGCGACGCGCACGCCTTCGCCCAGGGGATGCTCAGCAAATCCGACGGGGTGATGCCCCAGGCATTTCTGATCGACGGCAATGCGGGGCGGGTTACGGAGATGGGGAGTGGCAAGAACATCGAAATGCAATACTCCAGGGCCCTGAAGGCGGTTAAGATTCGCAGTGTCACGACGGGCTACGGGTTCTGCTGGGGTGCGGAGGACGTCAAGGCGGGGATCAACCAGATGCATTCGTGGCTCCGGATCGGCCCCGACGGGCGCCCGTATCTCCGGGTCGCCAAGGGGCGATTGCCCTGTTTCGAGGAGGAGATTGTCCGATATCATTACCGGCGGATTAAGGGCATGCCTTCCGACGAGCCGGAGAAGAAGCATGATCATCTCCTCGATGCCGCGCGATACCTATCCATGTTTGATCCACAATACCGTAAACCGAAGGTAGCGAAGGCGGGCAAGAGTTATGCGGTGCGGGCGCTGGAGGCGAAGCGGCGTCGGCGGGCGCGGCGTGAGGGTGGTGAAGGGGGAATCAACCTGGGGCCGGCGGGTACGCTGACGGCGGGTGGATGGAACTGGTAAGATAAGCGACACGACCGCGTGGGGGGCTGGCGATGACGATAAGGGAGATACTCGACCTATTCGACAAGGAGATCGCGGGGCACCGGACGGCCATCAAGCGGCTGGAGGGGTCGCGGGGTCGAATTCTCGCTTGTTGTCGGACCGAGGCCGCGGCTCGGCGTGGGGAGTCGCTGCCAGGGCGGGAAGCCGCTGCGCCCGGGAGTAACCAGGGAGGAACGACATGCCGCGGGAAAAACCGTCAGCAGCCCTAGGGCTCTCGGCCAGTCAGGTTCTAGCGACGTGCTTGGTGGCCTATCAGAACGCCCGGGTTGGTCTGGGTCAACCCGCCATCGCCTGGGATGAGCTCGATGAGGAATCCCGGCGTGGGTTCTACAGCGGGTTCGGAGTCGCGCTGGCTGTGCTGGACGCTGGGGAAGAAGGCCCGCTCCTGCGGTGGAGTGACCTGGCCCGCAACTGCTTCTTTCACGCCTGCCGTGGGGCGGGCCTGGACCCCCCGGAGGAATCCGCCTTGACCCCCCGGGATTGGCTCCCCTGGGAAGCCCTTTCCCGGCACCTCCTCAATGCCCTGAGCTACGACCCGGATGAGGATGGGGCGATTGGTGATCACGAAGGCTATTGGGTGGACTGGTCCAGGCGTCGCTTAGAGGCCCTGGCCGCCCCCGGAGGAGAGGGATGAGCGAACCGGTTACGGGCACGGCGACCTGGACGGGCCATGCCCCCCATTCTGAGCAGATCAGCTCCAGCCGCTGGTGTCAGCCGGCGGTCGAGCTGGGCGACATCGTTCTCTGGCACGACGAGCAAAATGCGCCGGCGAGTGCGGCCGCCATCGTCACCTGGGTCGGGACGGATCAGGTCAGCCTGGGGGTGTTGATCAACGGTTACAGGAATTTCGAGATCAAGGAAGGGGTTCGCCATCGTGATCATCCCGACCGGTCGATGGTGGCCCTGGCGGACGTCGGCGTGTGGTCCCATCGGCCCACCCATGAGAAATTGCTGCCTTTGCTGTACGACGAGGAAGTAAAAACACAGGCTGAGGTGGCCGAATGAGCCAGATTCCGCCCCCGGGTTCTGTCGGCCCAGCCGCCGGACTGCCCGAGTCGCAAGACCCGAGCAAAATCGGCCCCGTGGCGAGCACGTCGTCCTCCGGGGCGGGGGGCTACGATCACCCCTTACGGCCGCTGGTGGCCTGCTGGCTCGAAAAAATTCGGTTGGCGCAAGACCACAAGCGACAACGCTTTGGCATCGACGCCGAGGAGGGCATGCGGTTCTTCAACGGCCCCTATGATTTCCTCTATCGGCGCAATTACGCCACCGGTGCCAGCCCCCCGTGGGGGGTAGACGGCCTGGGGGACGAGGACGATTATTTCGCACCGAGCTTCCGAGCCACCCTGAACAAGGTAGCGGAAGGGGTGCAAATCTTCGGGCCGGTGCTGTATCACAAGAACCCGATCCGCCAGGTGAACCCCCGGCAGCATCCCGTCCTCCCGCCCGAGGTGTGGGGCGCGCCGACCGACCCGTATGCCCAGCTCCAATCGAGTCAGGCGCAGCTCCAGGAGGATCAGGCCGGGGCCATTACGAAGGCCCGGGCCATCCTCCTCAGCTACTACCTCAACTACACCCCCAACGAGCTGGACCTCAAGACCCACGCCCGGAGGGCCATTGATGAGGCCATCATAAAGGGATGCGGAGTTTTGTGGTCGGAATTGTATACTCCTCCCGGCTCCTCATTCCGACTTTCAGGGTCTTTCTGCGACTCTATCGACAACTTGCAGGTGGATCCCGACGTGGAGGCGTGGGAGGACGCGAAGTGGATAGCCCGGCGCTGCACCCACCCCGTGTGGCAAGTGGAGGCCGAGTACGGCCTGCCCGCCGGGAGCTTGAAGGGGGCGGCGGAATCCTCCTCCCGCCAGGCCGAGATCAACATTCAACCCGACGGGGATTATCAGCGTCGCAGGGGCGTCACCAATGATTTGCTTACCTACTGGAAAATCTACTCAAAAATGGGGGTAGGCGGTTTGCTCTCGGGCGCGCCGGCCTCCCTCCGGGACGTGCTGGCTCAATTCGGCGACTACGCCTACCTGGTCGTCGTGGAGGGCGTTCCCTACCCCTTGAACTTGCCGCCGGCGGTGCTCGACAAGGCGGGTCCTGGGGCCGTGGAGGACGTCCTCCGGCGGCTGGATTGGCCTACCCCGTTTTGGGCGGACGACGAGTGGCCCGTGACGCGCATCCTCTTCCATGAGGTGCCGCGGTCCGTCTGGCCCATGTCGCACTTCAAGCCCGCCCTCGGCGAGCTGAAGTTCCTCAACTGGGCGTATTCCTTCATGGCCGGCAAGATGCGGATCACCTGTCGCGACTTCATCAGCATGCAGAAGGCCCTCGGCGAGGAGATCAAGACGGCCATTTTGCACGGCCGGGATTTGACGCTGCTGGAGATCGAAAATAGTCATGGGTCCGTCGGGGACGTGGTGCAGTTCCTTCAGCACCCGCCGATGAACGCCGACATTTTCAAGGTGGTTCAGGAAATAGCCCAGAATTTCGAGAAGAGCACCGGCTTGACGGAGTTGATGTACGGGGTAACGGCGGATCAGATGCGTTCGGCGGAGGAGGCGAACGTGAAGGGGTCGCAGCTCCAGGTGCGCCCCGATGACATGGCGAATCGGGTAGAGGATGCGATGACGGCGGTGGCGCGGAAGGAGGCGATTGCGGCCCGCTGGCACTTGCGGCCCGAGGAGCTGGTGCCCATCATGGGCCCCGTGGCGGCCGCGGCCTGGGAGAAGTACGTCCACTCGGCGCAACTGGGAGAGATCGTCCGGGAACTGGACTTCACGATCGCCGCGGGGAGCTCGCGAAAGCCGAACAAGGCTCGTGACGCGCAGAACATGAATCAGGCGATGAACCAGCTTTTCACGCCGCTGATGGGGTTCGCGCAGTCTACTGGGCAGACGGGTCCGGTGAATGCGCTCATTACGGAATGGGGGAAGGCGCTGGATTTGGACCCGAAGCCGTTCCTGTTGCCGGAACCGCCGCCGCCCCCGCCCCAGGGTGGGGGCGGGGGGCCTCCCCCACCGGCCCCGCCGGCCGGGGCGGGGGGCCCTGCGGTGGCGGCCCCGCCACCCCCATTACCTAAAGGCCAGGGAGGTCCCTTGCCGCCCTTGCCGCCTTCGTAGCGGTCAGCCGGTAGGGCGTTGCAGGACTTTCCGGGTAATGGTAAAGTCGGCGGAGGTTCCAGCAGTCAGCTATCAGCTAAAGCCGGTAGGACCGCTCGCCTCTTAAGCTGATAGCTGACCGCTGGAACTACCCCGACCGAAAGGGTTGCCCCGAAGGTCGATTAGCCCCGACCCGGCTGACCGCTGCGAAGCAGCCGCCGCCCCCGCCGTGAAAACCTCGCTCGCCCACTGGGGACCCGTCGGGGGTGCAGACTCGGCGGGACCCAGTGGGCCCCTTAGGACAGTCAGTATGCCTCCCCGCGCCGACTCCCCCTGGCCTCAGGTAAGCACGGACCCCGCGCGCCAGCGTCATTACGAGGCGATGAGGGTCAAGGGGGAGGGCCACCGCCTGGCGGAAATGCTCGCCCTTGGGTCCGCCCCCGCCCTCCTGACTGATGCCGTGTTCCTCGAGGGGCTGAGCTGCAACGGGTCGCAATTCGAGGGACAGGAGGTCGTTGGCGATTTCTACAAGCGGGAAGCCGCGCTGGCCGGCGTCAGTGTCAAGGGTAAAGTATATCTCAGCTCCCTCGCCCTCTACCCCGGCGATCCTCGAGCGTGGGTGTCGGGCCGCGGCGACGTGGAACGCGTCTGCCGTGAACGAGGGTTCACTGCGTCTGGGGCCGTCAACGTCCAGGGCGGGATTACGGGCACCCCTCCCGAAGACGTTGACGTCGCCCCTGACATTATCGAGCAGCGCGCCTTGGACCGCCTCGAGGTCGACCCCAGCCTCGCCTTTCGCCCCCGGGACGAAGTCCTCCACGAGACGAAAGAGATGCTCCGCCCCCACTGGGCCAAATAACGGGAGAAAGTGGAGTGGCATCGTATAATAAATTCAACAGTGCCGCGGCCGACCTCCCGAACGGGGTCCACAACCTCGGGACTGACTCCCTGAAGGTCGGCTTGTTCAGCACGGCCCCGGCCGCCACCGACACGGCCTACAACTCCACCAACGGCACCCTGGTAGGATCCGGGGCTACCGAAATTGCTGCCGGCAACGGTTATACTGCCGGCGGCGCCGCCGTCCCCATCGCCTCCTCCACCCAAACGGGCGGCACTTACAAGCTTATGCAGAGTGGCAACGTCGTCTTCACGGCGTCGGGGGCCGGATTCGGGCCATTTCGGTATATCGCATTCTACAACTCCTCCAAGGGGACTACTGCCGCCCGGCCCGTCCTCGGCTGGTGGGATTACGGCAGCAGTATCTCCGTCTCGGCGGGAAACACGTTCTCAATTTCGTTCGACGGCGTCAATGGGATATTAACTCTCGTTTAATGCTGTATCCGGCAGACACCGGGGGGCTGGGAATGGCCGTCTATACCGGTGTCCTTGGTACAACGGACACCCTCTACGGGTGGAGTTTTGAGCTCGGGGTAGTCGGGACCGGTGCCGAGCTGGTGGCGGCCCCGGCCGCGTACGCCCTCACCGGTTGGCCCGTCACCGTGGAGACCGCGATAACAATTATCGCGAGCCCGGGCGCGTACACCTTAACAGGCCAGGCGATAAGCACCGTCCTCGGGATCAGTGTGACGGCGTCCGCTGGGGCATACGCATCGAGTGGAGGTACCGCCGACCTCCTCATGGGGGGCGGATTCACCCTGAACGTGAGCGCCGGTCCGTACGTAACGACGGGGCGAGCCGCTGGCCTGGGGCCTGGGGTGGGAGCCGCGGCCGAGGCCTACGCGGTGACGGGGAACGACGTCTTGCCGCTGCTTGGGCCGCTCCTCGTAACTGCGACGGGGGTCTACACCCTTGCTGGGCAAGTTGCCCTCCTGGGGCGAGGCTTGGTGGCAGGCACGGGCAATTATGTCCTGACCGGGGGGGCGATTACGACGACCACCGGGCCGACCCTAATCGCGTTGGCCGGGACTTACTCCCTTACGGGACAAACCATATCTTTTGGCGGGGGCGGGGGGCTCGCGGCCGATACCTTGACCTTCGTGATGACGGGCCACTCAGCGCAGTTGGGAGCGACGCTCGAGGCCGGGAGAGGAATATTCGCCTATGCAGGGGGTCCCATCTCCGTAACGGTGGCGGCCAAACTTTGGCCACTCGAGGACCAGTGGCTCCTGAGTGGTGGTTTTTGGCGAGGGGAAATGTAAAAGCCCGCCCGTTACTCGCCCTGGCATTCCCAGCGGAATTTAAGCTGAAGTGGGTGTTTATCCACGCGGGGGCGGGAGGGACGAGTCCACGAACCTCCGCCGGCAACGCCAAGACACTTCCAACCGGCGGCCAGCAAGCTGGTCCCGGGTTCCGTATCCAGGACATAGGTAATGAGGCGGCGGTAGCCGAGGGCGAAGGCCGCCCGTCGGGCGGCACCATACAGGCAGGAACAGCCGTTGGGGACGCCATCGGTGGCGAGGCGGGTGACCTCGAGAGTAAGGCCATCGTCGAGGGCACGGGCTACGGGGCGGCCAACGACGGCGACGCCGCGGATGACGCCCGCGGGGTCGACCACGGACAAGGAAAATTTGTGCCCCGTGGCCGGCCCGTGATGACGATGATGTTCAACGATAAAGGTATTCGCCTCATCCAGGTCGCAGGGGAAAATGCGCAGGGCAGACTGAGCCTTACTCATGGGGGCCCTCGCGCGGACCAGTGGCTGCCCAGCGGAGGATTTTGGCGAGGAGGACTGTGAGAAAAAAGACCCCGCCCCAGGCGGGCTCGAGCTGGTTACCCGAGCACCACGTAGGTGATTACGTAACTCTCAGCAGCGACAGGGGTTCCGATGAAGGTGATCACCAGAGTCGTGGCCGTCGTGGTGGAGATTACCGGGGCGGTCAACTGTTGACCCCCGCCACGGCTCACGACCGCAAACGGGGCCGTGGTCCAAGTCCCGTCCTTGAAAGTGAGGGTGCAGGTGGGGTTCGCCAGCATCCCGGTGCCGGCGGCCGCGATGGTGATCGTCCCGCGCGAGTCGTTCGACCCCGTCCCGACAGTAACCGAGGCCGTCGAACCGAACCCCGCCGACAACGCGAAATCGCCAGCGGCCACGGAGGTCCCGCCCGAGCGTCGCTCCCGCCCCTCGACGACGAGGCCCGTGAAGGTATTTGAACCAGTCCAGGTGTTATTTGAGGCGGTCGTGGTGCCGCCGAGCGCGTCGAGGGCGGTGGCGACTTCGGCCCCGGCCCCGGCGGAGGTGAGGGCCTGGTTCAACCGAGTTCGCGTATCCGTCGAGATGGCCATAAGTTCTCCCCTATTTCAGACCCATCCAGGGGCGGGTCGGGTTCTTGGGGGTGCCTAGGGCCCTGGGAATGTCCCAGAAACCCACGTTGATGCGATACCAGAGGGTGTTGTAGTCTACCCCTATTTCAATCGCCCACTGGCTGAGCGACAGCGTGCGGCCGTCGTGCTCGAGCAGTGGATTTTTCCTCTTATTAGTCGCCTGCTCCTTGGCCGTCGCCCAGCGGACGTTTCCACTAACGTAATTTTCCTCGGGGTTGATTCGATCCAGCGAATGCTTGGGGGACGGTCTACGACCAACGTCATCTAAAAAGTCTTCGAAAGAGAGCCGCCAGCGTGAGCAGACTTCGATCCCGCGGGCTCCGTACCACGGGTAGGAGGAATTGCGGGGGTTGTGGCACCTGGCGATCATCCCCCTCCAGATGTTGTATTCCTTAAACTTGGTGATGGGTATCCCGGGGCTTTTTTTCTTCGAGGGGTGGCGGGGGTTCTTCTTCGCGTGGCGCACGGGAGGCCTCTTCGAGGGTGACGACGGACGCCCGAGGTGGTATCTTAGCAGCGGGCAGGTCTGGGGCAAGCGGCGGGGGTGAGCTGTGTATCAATTCTCGCCCGGCAGTACAAATCAATCGGTGCAGTTTTTTCTCCGCGACTCGACCACGGGGGTGGCGAAGACGGGGTTGACGGCTACGAGTCCCGGGGCCGCGGCGGGCTACGCGCGGACTGGCGGGACTCCCGTGGTGATCCCTCTGGTCACCCTGACCGGCCCCACGGCCGCCTGGACGGCGGGGGGCTTCTGCGAGTTATCCCCCTCAATTACTCCGGGACTCTACCGCCTCGACGTCCCCGATGCCGCCCTGGCCACCGGGGCCCCCCTCGTCAGTTTCACCTTGAACTTTACAGGGGTCCTCGGCGAGGGTGCCCTGGCCCTGCTGCAAAGCGTTGTGTCCAATGTAGGCCCTGGGGCGTTAGCGTGGACGATCACCGTCGTCCGTGCCGACACCCTGGCTCCGCTGGCCGGGGCGAGTGTGTGGGTGTCTACGGATTCGGCCGGTCTCAATGTGGTCGCCGGGGCGATTTCGACTGGGGTGAACGGCCAGGTTACCTTCCTTCTAAACCAAGGCAACTACTTTTTGTGGACGGTGTGCTCCGGCTTCACGCCCACGAACCCGACGGCGTTCAGTGTGAGCGGTCCTGGCGGCCTGACGGTCACCCTCCCCATCGCGGCCCCGGCCCCGGCCCTGGTAGCGGCGGCCGAGCACACCCCGCGGACCACAGCCGCCGACATGGTCGAGCGGCTCCTCGATTTCGCCGGGGCAGACCCATCGGAGAATGCCTTTCGACAAGCCCGCCGGGCCATCAACGACTCCCTGCGCGTCATCAGCGCCGCGCACAAGTGGACCTACTTGCAGGGCGTGACGCGCATCCAGTTGCTGCCACGGCAAACGGCGGGCACGATCGAATTCTTGCTGACCTCGGGAACTTACCCCCGGCAACTGACGTTGACGGGGGCGACTTGGCCGATTTATGCGGACTCCGCGCATTCCGCCCAGGTTCGCATCGGCGGAATCGCCGCGGCCCTGGATCAGCGCGTCTCGGACTCAATCGTCACCCTCAAGGAGAGCTACTCCCTCGTCGCGGACGTACCCGCGGGCTCGGGCTACGATCTGTACTTCGACTCTTACACCCTCCCGGAGGACTACGTCGGCTCCCACAGCGGCCTTTGTGAGACTATGTGGGGGAGTTTAGAATACATTAGTCCGGCAGCCTATCTGGCCCGCCAGCGCTACTCCGACTCGTGGGGTCAGCCTGGTTGGTGGACGGTGTTAGGGGACTCCGGGCTGCCGGGGCGGCTGTGCGTGAAGGTGTGGCCCTACCCGGACACGGACTTCGGGGCTACCCTGGACCTTATGTATCAGCGGCGGCTGCGCCCCATCCGCACGTTCGCGTTGAGTGAGGGGAGCGCTAGTATAGCTACCGGGGCGAATCCGAATTTGGTGAACTTGACGAACCCGGTCCTCAGCGCGGCCCACCGGGGGAGCGTTATCCGCCTGGCGGGCTCCTCCGGGGCGCCCCCGACTGATGCCTCAGGCCTCAACCCGTGGGTCCTGGAAGGGAATATCACGACGGTCAGCTCCCCCTCCTCCTGCCTGATCGATACGGTCACCACGACGACCTGGACTGGTGTCAGCTACCTGGTGAGCGACCCGGTGGATTTCGAGGACCTGTCGATGAACCTGGTGTTCGCCCGCTGCGCCGAATTCCAATTCGCCACGAGTCGCCTTATGGAGTCGCGGGGGGACGCGAAGGGGGCGTACCTGGCTCAGCTCCGGCTGGCGCAGGAAAGCGACGCGCGGGTTCATGCCGAACGGGCGGCCGCGGTGGGCGGCTGGCGGGGCTGGCGACGCCTCGCTTTTATGCCGCGCGACGGCTGGTAGGGGCGTGGAAGCCAAGGGAACAAGACCCCGGTCGTCCTTAGTGTTTTCAAAAAGGTGAGCGCCATGAGCCAGGAAGCACAAACCCGCCTCGTTATGCGGGACTTCGCAGGGTTTATTACGAACGTCGATCCCCTCGACATGCCCCCCGGGGCTGGTCTCGTTCAGGTCAATTTGTTGAGCCGGGAGGAAGGGGAGATGCTGGTCCGGCGCGGCCTGGCCCCACTCCGCTTCGAAAACGACGGCCGCGTGCCCGGAACCTAGGGGGCTTCGACTTGGCCGGCAACTATCTGGGAACGGTCACCTTGGAAGGCCGCCTGATCGGCCCGCTGGTCGTCACCGACGGCGCGGGGACCCCCACGGACCCGGCCGTCCTGCCTACCTTTCGCGTCTACGGGTCCCTCCCCGGCCTCATGCCCAACGGCACTGGCAACGCCCAGCGCCTGGACACCGGGGCCGTCTCCGGGGCCAGCAATGCCTCGCCAATCGTTATCAGCTCCACCGCTCATGGGTTGAATACCGGCACCCGCGTTTCCATATCTGCCGTGGCCGGCAATACCGCCGC